AAGCTCGCCGTTGCCTTTGCATCTGCCGGGGCATTAGGATTTGCCGAATACTCCCAGGCGACATCCTCAATGATCTTTTTAATACGACTATCCAAGACCCCTAGTTTCCAAACAGTTCTCTGATCTTTGGGTCCTTTGTCAAACTTTGATACATAGTCCTGCGTTTCGGTTAAATCAATAGCCTGAATCGCCATGATACTCCTCCATGTAGAGTGTTTATAATAACGGGAAAGTTAACGAGTTGCCCTCCCACTCTCGAATGCTTATGTCCACGCTAAAGCGAACTCATCGTCGCCCGTGCCTTGAGCTACCTGAAACGGCACTTCAAACGTCCTGGCCCCTTCACGATCGCCCCAGATCGGAGCGCGAAGATAGCAATAAGACGATGTCCAGGTCAAGATATTCCCGGCTGTAGCCCCCAAAACAAAAGACAGGGCTTTTACCGTTCTATTATGAAAATAACTATAGAAATCGGCGTTACACTCTGCACGAAGAACACCTTCAACAGTCATTGAACCCTCCGGGTTGCGCCCGGTGATGCAATACCCCTTGATCCCTTCGGTCTGATTGAAATCAGGCCGTTCCGCAATTACATTGTTACTTAAACGTCAGCTTTTCAATGATGGCCGCGTAAGTGCCAAACGTAAACGTACACGCCTTGACAATTTCAGGATCTGGCGTATCAAACGTCGGCGCGACAATCGCAATATCCGTAGGGATTGCGTATCGCCCCTTGAAAGTCCAGTTGATTACACCGAACTCCCCGGCGGTAAAGTCAACTTCCATGTCACCAACTCCGCCGAAGATCTTATGCGTAATTCCGTCAATATACACCCAAATAGCAACACTCTTAAAAGATGCCGATAGCGGGTTATTTGTTACGCTTGTCGAAGATATGACGGTCGAATTCATGCCACACGCCTGGAACAACGGGTCCTGCCGCGATTCTGTTCCCGCCGTGCCAGAGCCCCTGACTTTAGTTGAGAATTTTAACTCAACCGAAGTCTTTCCCCTCTCCTCCGGGAACATAGACAGATGATCATTGCCCGGCGATCGCTCTTTCATATCAGCATTGATCGTAAGAGTAACGTCGTACGCCTCAATAGCATCATCAGTGTTCACAGGAGTAGGATCAGCGGCATATGTGGCCTCTTGCTTAGCAAGGAGAACCGTTCTCTTGGTTTTTAAACAACTCATTTTCTTTTCCTCCCTTGGTTATGTGTGAGTAATGGTATCGAGGATCTCCAAGTTAATTTGAAGAACCACATAATTCTCGAACTCCACGACTTCCCACTCTTTGTATGTTAACATCCTGACGAACCCTTCCCAGTTAGCGGGCTTATCGATCTTTGCCAGAATGGAATCTTTCTTCATGTGCATCAGTATCCGGTTCGCGGGATCCGCGGCCTCTTCCCGGTTAAACCCAATCTGTATTTGCCATGTCTGCGTGTCATGGAACTTATTGATTATTTCCTTGGACATATCATCATCAATAAGCCCGGAAAGCGATTTAAGGATAAA